TGAACCTTCTGCATTGCCGATTCAAAATCGATATTATAGAAGGAGGCAAGGTCATAACCCAACTGCGTCAGGTTCTTGGACATAAACGCCGCCTTGTCACCAGCCACACCAAAACCTGCGATAATGGTGTTAAAGACGCCCTGATTCCGCATCCATTCAGCGGGGTCAATGCCCATTACCTCAGAAACCTTCTGGGCGTAGTTATAGGCTTCCTCGGCGTACCTCCCCATTGAAACGGTGAACAGATTCAAATCCTCCGTATACTTGGACGATTTTGCAATTGCGATACCCTGGAGCTTTGCCGCCGCCCGGTATATGGCCGCAAAGCTGATTGCTTTGAGCGCACTGTTCCAAGCATTTGTGCTTGTGGTTGCCCGCCTTACCGTACCGTTGTACTGCTCCGTCGATGTAATCAGCCTTTGAATTCTGCTTGGAAATGCCGAAAACCCGGAGGAAACCTTGTTCATTTCATCCGCAAATGGCTTCATGGCCGAAGCCAAGTCTTTCATCTGCTGAGTGAACTTATCAATATCCGCTTTCTCAAGCTCCTGGATGACCTCTGGTAGCTTTTTCAACTGGTTGATGAAGGAAGTCATATTAGACCGGCCAAGCTCGGACAGAGGCTGCAATCCGGATGCCAGATTCCGCAGTTTTTCTCCGGGGGTGTCGGGCAGATTGGTGATTGCTTGATTGATGGCCGCCAGCTGGTTTCCAATGGACGCGGAAATTTTCAGGCTATCCGTCTTGTCTTTCAGATTGCCCAGGGAGTTGCTAATGCGGTTTATCTTGTTCGCAAAATCGCCGGTATTCATGTTGTTCACGGCATTCTTGATCTGCGAAATTCCTGCTGCAACTTTGGAAAGGGCAGTTGTGGAACCGCTGATCGACGTTTTTAGCTCTGTCAACTTTTTTGCCAGAACCTCCACCCCTGCGGATGCCGCGGCACTGTCATTCACAATCTGAAACTCAATGCCCTGCATTTCCACATTGTCAGCCATCCCCTTCACCGCCCTTCTTCTCAAATTTCTTGTTGATGGATACCATAAACATCTCCATCATGGCTTTCGCCTTTTTGTCGCTCTTTTCCTGCTGGGTCAGCTGCTTTTCTCCACTACCCGCCGCTTTCCGCTGCC